ATCCGCTTACAACCTACCAGATGAGCGCTCTTGCGAGAGCCCATTTAGGCGGGGTTCTAACGAATGAAACCACTCTCTTACCTTTCTCTGGGCAGTCTCATTGAGCTACGAGACTGTCAGAGGCTACCCACCTCCGTCGCAAAAGCGACGAAGGCCGCTGCGTTACTCCATGACTCCATTTAATAAATGGTGATGGATCCTCAGTAAAATACTGAAGCAACGCAGTGTCGTCATGGGTTGGCGTCTTCTTCACCGATGCAAGTAGCATCGGCACGAGGGACTCCGATCTCTGTAGATCCCTATTGTATCTCGTCTTGCAACGATTTACAATAGGTCCTACTCGGGTCTTGAAACCCATGACTCCAGATTCCATGGATACGTTGGGTATTCCTACCCCACGTATGGTCGACGCTAGATACGCGGCAGTGTGAAGGAAGAACTTTTGATAGAAGTTGTTCCTCACACTGACTGTACTAGCTACGGAATCCGGTTTGCCAGTGTTTGCAGACCGCCAATAAGCAGGGGTCACATCGACCCCTGCGTAGGCGTCAACGCCGCATGACTCTCTGAACTTTCCAGTCCAGTAAGACTTGCTAACGTTGACCTTGAAGTGGAGTACTTCAAGAGCTTCAAACATCAGCTCCCGACTGTCTGAGGGGATGACTATGTCATCACCAAAGACGGCTACCTGACCAGCGAGATCGCTGATATTCTGAAGAGTGGGACGCACCTGTCTTTTGGTAAGGACAGATGCAATCGCAATCGACAGAAAAATCAAACTCTCAACTGGGAAGGTACAGGCGCTACCCATCGTGCTGAACTTTTTCAGTTCAAGGTTCTTGGTTCTACCAGGAATCTGCACAAAACGGGTTCGTGTTGCCTGTAAGGCCAGAAGAAGTCCAGGATTACTCCTGAACATCTGGCCTACAGCATGACATGTAACTCTGTCAGAGGCAGCCGAAAGGTCGACTGTCGACAGGGTTCCATCCTTCGATCCAAGAACACAAAGTTCTTGATTGAGCGATTGATCAGAAAATCTGATGAATCTACCAATCCAAGAATTTTTGACGTTCTCGCGAAAGTAGTGCCACAAATTTTGTTGACACCACTGATGTTCACTAGGTTCTGCGGCAATTAGCCGAGGCTTAGTGAAGGTCTTAGGGACAGCAACCATTCGAGAAGGAGGATCAATTGACCCAATTTCTCGATACGCAGCTGAGTCAGCCCAACTGTTATAATTGTGAAAACCACAATTAGCAATTGGAAACACGGTTTCGAGGCGATCTGACCAGTTCCTCCAACTATATTTGTTGGTGGGGCCAGTAACCTCGGAAATCGCGCCTGGGCCATGTCTGAAACACCAGTCCTCTGGACTAAAGCGTCCAAGGGTGGTGCTAACGATCCTAGACACACTGTCTAGAATTGTTAGAAAGGATGAGATGTGGTTGGTATTACCAACTACACCCGCCATACAGCGTTCACGATAGAGCTGACTATTATGCCAACCGGCATAATTGAGAGCAATATCGTGAGCGCCAGGCGCATCTTCCGACCAAAACCTTTCGGGTATTGGAAGGGCGGTGTCAGTGACAACGAAATCTTCATATTCTTTGAAGATCGCGTCATCACTACAAGCAAAGTCAGCTTTCTTAGCGACAGATAGAATCTGCCGCAAAAAGTAGATGGCTTCAACGCTTGGATCCTCCTTCAGTTGACCGGTAGGATTGAAAACGAGTAAGTAGAGTCCCCGAAGAAACTTCGGGATCACTACTCTGTTCGAGAACCTCCCTGTAAGGGGAAGTCCGGACAGTTTGTACTCACCATCGGCAAGGCACTTATCAAAGTGCTTGCAGATTGCTGGGAGGTCTACGGTCAAGCACCGTAGGCCTCTTTGCACAATCATACCACGGAGACGAGTGAGATCTTTCTCAAACTCATCTCGCAGCGTCGGAAAGGCGTCACATGCATCTTGGAAGATGTATGTGAACACTTTGCTCAGTTCCTCAACGTGGCGATTAGACATAGTAGGATTAATTCCTATAAATGTCCCACGTCCGTCGAGCAACTCTGTCAGACAACACTAAATGGGTAGGAACTAGAATATCAGGGTTGTTATCCCGAACATCAGGTTCTGAATCCTTCCACATGCGAAAGCAGTGGATGTTAGGACTCCCAGTTAGCAAGGGACACGGTGTTCACGTTCGATGAGACAATGAGCCAATCGCTCAATGCCTTAACGTCGTTCACCATCGTGTCAGTTTTATCCTGTTCGAAAACAAGATAAACCTTTCGCACAAGCTCCGGAACCGTTATGGTTGCGAAGACTGTGTGGACGGCCTCCACATTGTGGCGGTCGACCTCGAATCCTCCGGTACGCTTTGCCACGACGTGGCGGATGCGTAACCGATACGACTCCAGAGTTTCTCGCAAGAGATACTCGGAGGCGTAGTTGTCTTGGTTGATCTTGATAAGGGTCTTTGTGACCCCACCAATGATCCACGTGATAGTGTTGCTGAACATGCGGAACTTCCTCCTGTGATAGAAACCGATCCCGGAAAGTGATTAGTATCACTTTTTCCGAAGGATCGCAATCGACCCCAGGATCGACCAGGTCTTCCCCTCTACTAGGGGAAGCAGCGTCGGCAGTACGGGCAGTGTAGGATTCACATTAACAATGCGAATCTTACGAACTTCTTCTTCTTGCGGAACTCCCTCAAGGGAGACCCAAGAATCAGAAGCAGCTTTGTCAAAATCGTAAGACGCCTTTGCAGACGTAGTACGCATGATACAAAGCCGTTGCCAGGACATAGACACGGTATTGTTGTTCGCGGCGATAACTGTGCCGAGACCAGCAAACCAGTCTACGAACCAACTCCATGGGAGTAATTCCCATGCAGCAGTCAAGACTTCATACGAGGTAATTCCGTAAACGAGACGTGTGGCTAGCTTTCGCATGCCATCGTTCGTTAACGGAAGACTCGTACCCGGAGAGAGCTTACGCTCAACCGAGCCCCACACCTTAGAGGTGTAGGTGATAGTCTTCTTGCCTTTTACAATGGCGCCGTTGGAGTGAAAGAATACACTCACAGCGGGATCCATCGTAGAGGCAGAACTGAGGCCTGTCCTACTGCGGAGCACACCAGCATCACGGAGACGAGTGAGTTCCTTAACTCGTTTATCAACGAGTCTCGTGAAATCAATCATCTTCCTGACGTCACTGATCATGGGCTTGATGCCCCATCTCCAGGAAAGATGCCCTTTGGCAATCTTCCTAAGTATGGAGCCTCCCCAGTCCTTGACCAGATCTGGAACATCCTTTAGCTCACCAATGAACGCAGGCACCGAAACATTCGGTGCATTCGGATTGGTTTTGGCAATGGTTTCCCATGCGTAATTACTCAATTCCGTAGAAGTTGGAATTGGGTATTTACCTAAAGGCGTCGGCGGGTTTGGACTGTAGTCAATGGGGTAGCCAATAAACTGTTTATTGAGTACACCAGGCGACAACCAAAGAGTCCCGTCGATAGCAGATATGCGGCGATGCCACTGAATAATAGTGAGACCATTGGGGAGAAATTTCCCTTTGGCATCCTTATTACCGATGACATCGTCACAAGTCTTGCTCCTACCAGTAAGCTTAGTCAGCGTAACAAGGGGAGGGCTCCCTAACCGGTTATAGTAAGTACCGGTTTTGGGAGTTCTCAAATCTTGCGAGCGAGACCTTGCTTGCATGGTAGAACTCCAGAGGTATACAACAGAAGACGCTACGGGAGGGCAAGAAGCCCAAATGAGGAAGATCCTCACGACGAGTGCGCGACAAGCGCACT